TATGCTTTTGCCATTTTTATTCCTCTAATATTATTTTTTATCTTAGTATACCATATCATAGGATATTGCTATAATAGTCGATTATCTCCAGCTTATGAAACATGCTGATTCTGATAATCGAGTAGAAGAAATATCAGCAATATCAAGGAACTTAAAAGCAATAGCTAAAGAACTAAATATCCCCGTAATTGCCTTATCCCAATTAAACAGAGAGGTATCAAAACGCACCAATAAACGACCCGTAATGCAGGATTTAAGAGGTTCTGGAGAGATAGAGCAAAATGCCGACATCATCATCTTATTACATAGAGAAGAAGAATTAAATGATGCTGAAATAATTATTGCCAAACATAGGAATGGGCCAACTGGCAGTTTTTCATTAAGATTTAATGCCCAAACAACCACTTTTGAAAATATTGAAAAGGGGGATTATAGTTAACACGATTGATGCAATTCGTGCCTCATTGCATCCTACAAGTAAATTTTAGAGGTGAAAATGAACTGTCCAAAATGTAATAAAATCACCAGTGTATACAGTTCTCATCCTAGTGAGAATGGAGAATTTAGAGAACGCTATCGTAAATGTGATGTTTGTGGTTATAAATTCAGATCAACCGAAGAAATTCACTCAATTAATATCAGAGTAATGCGAAAAGCAACTATCATTGCTGGACTTACTGCCCATAAATTAGTTCAAAACCACTTGCAAAAATCAGATGATTTAACCAAAGTTTTAGCAGCAGCTTTAACCAGAGCTTGGACTGAAAATATGCAGTCTGCTATCGTCAATGCTATTAATACGATAGATAATTTAGGAACTGGCAAATTAACAAATACAGATGTTAATGAAATAATGGCTGCTTTAGAACTACATGTTGGTTTTGAAGCAATGACAGCAGCAGTACGTGGTCCTACAATTGATTTAACTGAGGCTCTTTATAGAACGGGAATTACTGAAGTTGGCCAAACGGTTGGAATTGATACAAAATTCGGCGAACCTGATTTGCGAATGCTAAATATCGTCCAAAATAGTAACTTGTTCTGGATCGGTAACAGTTGGAACTCACATACTGATAATTTATTTAGAGCAACATTAATTGATTATGTAAATGAAGGTATGAGTAGACAGCAATTAATCGATAGATTTAGTAAAGATTTTGCCGGATTGAGTGACAGAAATATCAATTATTGGAATGTGTTAGCTGATCATACCGCTACTAAAACTAGAGAAATGGGACGAGTTGCTGCTTATGTAGAAGCTGATGTGCAGTACGTGCAGATTAGAGCTCATTTAGACAGTAACACAACTCAGATATGCCGAGCCATGCACGGTAAAATTATTCCCGTAAGTCAACTAGTTGACCAACGAGATGATTATTTACAAGCAGTTTCCGAACGAGATGTACCGGCCGCCATCAGAGCCTGGAAGATGTGGCAGGAATCTGATAATTTATCTCAATTAAACGGCACAATTCCTAAAAATACTGGATTACCACCTTATCATTTTCGATGTAGAACTATTACTGTTATTTATACTAATTAAGGGCAGACACATAGGTCTGCCCCTACACAATAATTATTGTAGGGGCGAACCTATGTGTTCGCCCTATTTTACGAAAACCTACCTAAACTCTTCTCCAATTCCTTCGTAACATACCTTCCTAAATCTTTCTCTAAAAACCCCAAGCCTTCACTTTCCAATTGATCGACAGCTCTAGTTAAAAATGGATTAGGTTTTCTAGCTGGCTGATTAACCTTTCTAGCTACAATAATCTTACCAGCTTTCACAGCCGCAGAAAACGATTTTCCACGTGGCAATGGTGTCATGGCCTTCTGTTTAGCTTTATCGGCCCACCATGCGAGTATTTTGCCCTTCTTTGGTCTAATAGTCATTGCCCGTCGACCATCATGAATGGCTTTCGCATAGACTAGATTACTGCCTACCGTTACAATTGTATCCCGTCCAGCAGATGTAATTATAGTTACAATAGATTTTCTTAAATCCCCACGGTAGAAAGGAATATTCTCTTGTCTAGTTGCTATTTCAACCAATTTTAAAGCGATTTTTTGCGGTATTATTTTAGGTAAATCACTCATAACTACCAAACCTCTACTTTAATTCCATTGCCTTGTCCTTTAGCTAATCCTTCCACGGCCAAAGCCACTGCCCAAAATAAATCAGCATGACCTGATTCATCCCGAGCAGCATCATAAGTTATTTGGCCGGAAGGAGTTGATTTTCTTTTAACTGCGTGTAATTGTGACAATAATTCAAGATCATTTGGCAAAATTAACTTTTTATCTTCACATAATTTTAGTATATTTAAAGCTAATTTCTCTTTTAACTGATGAGTAAAAGATTTAGCAAATGCGTTTTTAGGATGAGCCATAGAAAGCTGTTCTGCAAGCTGTTTACCAATTCCGGTGGAATCAATATTCATGCGTTTGATATTATACATTCTAAAGTTATCTTCAAACCACATTCTTTGTTGTTCAAATGGCATATTTTTCTTGGCTTCATAGTGCAACAAACGAAACGTTCCATCATCATTTATTCCAATATTCACAACAGCAGTTCTATCATTGGTTCTACCTACATCAACTCCACAATAAATCTGCCCATCCCAGATTCTAATTTCACTTCCTGTAGCAATTTCATGCAATAAATCCCAGCTTAATAATGAAGAACCATCCTCTGACCATTGACATTCAAACATCATAGCCCAAGATTCACTATCGTATAATTCTCTTAGTTCATCAATTCCTCCAGGAATAATCATTCCACGTTTTACAGCATCATGAATAGTTAATTTATATAGTTCAAACTGTTGCCATTTACCTTTGTATTCTTCAACAATTTCCCACCAAAACGAACCAGCTAAAAATGGTATTCCACATACAGTAACCGAACCGCCTACATGGGTTATACTAGGTACAACACTAGTCCAAATCCTACGTTGATTATGATAAAGATGAAACTCATCAAAAATTACATCTCCATGAAATCCTTGAATACTTCTAAAATTGTTAGGTAATGCTTTTATTGAATATCTGCCAAATTGAATCTCTTTTTTAGTTGGTTTTTCCGTTGCAACTAATTCTAGTTTTTCCATATGGTCAGCTACATAATTTAATACTAAAATAGCTTGATCTTCACTGGCTGAAACTATCAATTGATTACGTCCAGAAGTAACTCCTAGTAAAGCTTGAAGTGCTAAACAACCAAAACTAAAACCAACTTGTCTAGCTTTAATAACCTTTCTAAATCGACAAATACTCAAGAGAAATTCTCTTTGATATTCATATAATCCATATTCTGGAGCAATTACTTTTTTCAATAAATCCTGACTTATAGCATTTAAAATCTTTGGTTTTACAACAGCTTTAGGTGGTGGAGCATTTCGCTTGACTTTATTTAACGCATTAGAAAGCATAGCTATATTTTTAACATTACGTGGAGTTGGAATTTTTCGTAAAGCTTGACTCAGCATAGTTTCAATAGCTGTAGGATTATTTTTTCTAGTTAATAATTCCTTATCCCAACCATATTTTTTCGCCCAATTGCGTACCATTCTCGCTGAACAACCTATGTGTTCTGCAATATCTTCCGGTCTATCTCCTTGTAAATATTGTAATCTTGCATCTGCTTTTTCTTGTTCTGTAAATTTTTTAGGCATGTTTTTTTAATTCTTAATTATTTATAGGTTTTAAGAATCTCTAGTGTTTTACTAATATCATCATCAACATCTAATAGCTCTCTTGCTTCAAGTGTGTCAATAATCTCATTTTGGTGCATATCTAAAACTTTCTTATTATCCATCTCTGGTGGTGTTACATCGATTCCCTTAAATTCTATCTCTTTGGTTTTTATATTTAATTCTCTCAATAAAGGCTTTAATCTATCCCGCATTCTGCGACGATTGGGTTGCAAAGTAAGTGTCTCAAAAGAGTGCATTTGAGAATTAATTTCACTACCACCACCAAGACTTGTGCCAAAATTAAATCCTAATAATTTACCTGGTACTCCATGTGCGATAGCGATTCTTTCTTTAATGGAATCAAGTAATTTCAGGAAATCACCATCTTTCGCTTCATCAGTAAGTTTTTTAAATTCAATACTGCTTTCCACATTATTTTGATGGAGAACTAAAGTTTTTTGACTGTTATCTGAACCTTTGAAATTACTCGAAAAATATTCTTTAGCAGCAGTTGTTTGTTCTTCAGAAAGTGCTTCACCTTTGATTAAAACTGCATAACTTGGCATTGCATGATTTTGAAAGAAGGTTTTATTCCATTTCACAGCAGCATCAGCTAGTTCAATCATTCCAGTGCCAGCTTGCCACATCGGCAAGCCATACCAAGTAGCAGTTGGATCATAATGTTTAAAATGGATCACTTCGTTAGCTTTAAAGTGAATATCTTTATCAGTACCATCTGGCATATAAATAATTTGGACAAAATCTTGGAGATTAGTATTGCGATACATAGTTACGGCTGGTAGATAATCGAACCCAATAATTTGCCCATTACCACTTCTAATCACTTCCATAAAAGCATTGCCGAATACGCCTAAATCACTGTCTAAATTAGTAAATAATTCAGCGCTGCTAATAGCACATAAATCATCTATAATCTCAGCCTTTTCCCCGACTACTCCAAGTCCAAATGCACCTTCAGCTTTCAACTGAATACATCTGGCATGTTCTGGACTTGCTTGATATAACGTTAGAAAAGCCGACTGATCAACTGGCCAATTGAGCTGATCATAAATCCCAGAACTACTGCCGAAGTTAATCCCAGCAAATACTCCAGGATCGAAATATGATTTAAATATTTGTGTTTGCATTTCTTTAGTTTTTAATTAAGCATTAAGAATTATATTATGCGGTTGATTTATGTATTTAGAAAACGGAGTTTCCAGATATGGAAAACCAATCAACAACTTAGTTGTAAATGGCCTTATAATGGAAGCATGGATAA